TTATGACAGCTTTAGGCATTATTGGACTGGCTTAAATTCTGCAGCGACGTTGCTGACGGAGTTTGATATTTTTGTGCATAAAGTGAGGGGACTAGCGGCGATGCTGGCGGCTGGCAAGGAAGGTGCCGTCAGGGATCGTCTGCAAGTAAATGATATGAGCAAGAGCGTCTATCGCGGCTACGCGATTGATGCGGAGAAGGAAGAGCTGGAGTTTATTAGTCGTAATTTTGGTGGCATTGGGGAAGTGCTGGAGAAATTGCGTGTGGATATTATTGGCGCCAGCAAGATTCCTCATACTGTGCTGTTTGGCGAAAGCCCTAGCGGGCTTGGCTCTACTGGTCGTAGCGAGGAGCGTGATTTTGCTAAGACTTTGGCTGATTATCAAGCCACCAATTTCAAGCGGCCCATTAAGAAGCTGATGGAATACATCATGCTGAGCAAGGAAGGTCCGACAAACGGACGCCTGCCTGAGTCATGGCGTATCTCCTTCAATCCATTGTTTGAACTTAATGAGCGAGAGATGGCGGATGTGCGGGCGCGTGTGGCGGCTGTGGACGGGCGTTACATCCAGCTTGGCGTACTGAGTCCGAAAGAGGTGGCGGATGCCCGCTATGGCGGCTCTGAGTGGTCAATGGAACTCACCCTAGACCCGTCCGTAGTGCGAGAACTTCCCGCGCAAGGAGGAGGCGCTAGTCGAGGTGGCCAGGGATTTGCCGTTCCCCCTGGTGGGCGCGACCCAATGAACGAAGAGAATGGCACGCTTCCCATGGACGGCAGTCGGGAAGTGGAAGATGCCGCTGGTTTATTTCTGCCGCGTGATTTAGAAAAAGTTCGCGGGGATGTCGTTTTTACCGATAAAACACTGCATTCTCAAGCCGTAAGTGCAGCAAAGGCCAAATTTAAAGTGTGGCCTTCAGCTTATGCAAGTGGTTATGTGGTACAGCAATACAAAGAAGCTTACAAAAAGAAGCACGGCTCATTAAGTGGCGCCTTTAAAAATGATGAAGGCGAAATCAATGCTGATGATTTAGGCCGATGGTTTGAGGAGAAATGGGTAAGGATTGGTGCCAACGGCGAAATCCTTGGACCCTGTGGAGGTCGCGAGGAGAAAGAAGGCAAGCCTAAGTGCCTGCCGCAGGCCAAGGTTCAAGCAATGAGCAAAGAGGAGCGACAGACGATTGTCGCCCGCAAGCGCAAGGCCGATCCCAACCCTGAGCGTCGCGGTCCTGCCAAGATGGTGAGCAGCAAAGTGGACGCCAAAGATCCTGGGGCTCATATGTATGCCACCAAGGAAGAGGCGCTAGCAACTGCCGAGAAGATTGGTTGCGCTGGTTTCCATCAAGAAGAAGGGGAGGACGGGCCTATCTTCATGCCGTGTTCTACGCACAAAGTCTTCCTTGAAAAGCACGAAGAATTCTTGGCCACTAAGAACGATGCAATCATACCGATGAAAGTAGAAGGGCTCATTCTTTCTGACATTGACGAAGCCTCGTTGATTTCCGAAGAGGACATTGACGCTGCATTGAACCAATGGAAAGAGGAAGCACCTGAGCGTTTCAAGGACATTTTGGAGGCGGAGGATGTCAAGCCTGAATGATCTTTCGCAATTTACGGCTGCCATCGTTCGTCTTGACGAATCATCATGGCGTTATGACCCTATTAGTGGCCGCTATCGCGGCCTTAACGGACGTTTTCTTTCTCAATCCGCTGTGGAGGCTTTGGTTGATGGTCGAATTTCTCGTCTTGGCCGCGACTTACGTCGTTTTACAAACATGCTTAGTGGCGGCAATATTACGCTGGACCAATGGCAACAAAGCATCAGGGAAGCGTTAAAACTTAGCCATGCTCAAGCAGCAATTATTGGCAATGGTGGTCGCGATAGTATGGGGCCTGCAGAGTGGGGTAAAGTTGGTCAAAGACTTCGTAGCGAATACCGTTACTTGGAGGTTTTTGCTCGCGATCTTTTGGCTGGGAGCATTTCTACTCCCATGGCTCTTGCTCGTATCGGCATGTACGCTGAGAGCGTGCGAGGTGCTTATTGGGAAGGAGCTTCAATTAGGCAGGAGCGACAAGGATATAGTCTGATGCGACGCATTTTGGACTCACAAGCGAAACATTGTCAGGATTGTCTTGATTATGCGGCGCGAGGAGTGGTGCCAATTGGCAGTTTGCCTTTGCCTGGACAGCGTTGTGCGTGTCGTTCCAACTGTAAATGTAGGGTAAAGTATCTGCGTCAACAAGCGCCAGTAGTGCCCGTTTAGGCATGGATGTATTAGTAGGAAGCACGGGGCTTATTGGTTCCGTGCTGCAAGAGCATCATTATTTTGACCATTGCTATTCTTCGCGCACCATTCATCGCGCTCGCTTATTGCAGGGCACAATTGACAAGCTTTATTTAGCCTGTCTTCCTGCTGAAAAATGGAAGGCCAATCAAGACCCGCTTAGGGACTTTGCCAACATGCAGCTTGTCATTGAAGACATTAAGCATTGGCAATGCAAGGAGGTCATTTTATATTCCACCATTGACGTATTTAGCGACGAGAAAGATGTGTTTGAGCTGCCAAAAATTGACAAGATTAGCTATGGCACCACACGGCGTATGTTTGAACTACTGGTGCAGGAAGCATTTAAAAATGCCAAGGTAAAGATTATTCGGCTTCCCGCACTGTTTCATAATTACATCAGGAAGAATATCCTGTTTGATCTGCTTAATAATAATGAATTGCACAATGTCAATATCAACACTTCATTTCAATGGTACGACTTAAATGATTTGTGGGCAGATACAGAAGCGGCTAAGGAAGATGGCTATCACAACTGGTTTTCAGAGCCAGTGGAGACCAAGGAAATTATTGAGCGTTTTTTCCCGAGGGCTAGGGTCGGGATTGGGCCTCGCTTTGAATACAACTTGGGGCCATATTTCGCTACTAAAGAAGACATCATGAAGAAGATGGGGGTATTCATTCATGCTTATCGGAATTAGTGCCATTGGTTGGAAAGATGAAGAAGAGGAACAAATATTAAGCGCCAATGCTGGAGCGTTTAATATCTTGGAAATTGTCCCCCATCGCATCTTTGCGATGAATGAAGATTTTTCCGACATTGCAAAACGCTATAGAGAGCAATATGGGCTGTGGACATATTCAGCTCAAGCATTGTTTTTTAATAGTCAAGTGTTGAGTTTTGAGGATCAAGCTGCCACGTCAGAACATTTATTGCGCGTGATTAAGCTTGGTTCTTATATGGGCATTAAGCGGTTCATTCTTGGCAGTCCTGGATTACGCAAGGGCAGTCCTGGTTATTTAATGTCTGTCTTGCGAAAGATGGACGCCATCCTTGAGGCCAATGATGCCATTTTGTGCATTGAACCAGTGGCGCGTTGTTTTGGTGGCAAGTATTTCTTCACAGTGGAGGAAATAGTCAATCAAATTGATTTTTATAATTTGCAAAATGTTAAGACCATGCTTGACACAAACAATGCATGGTTGCAAGGCGATAGTCCGCGAAAGATTTTAAAAAACTATTCGTCTTATATTGCTCATGTGCATGTGAGCGACACCGACAATGGCCCGCTATTAAACAAATATGAACACAAGCAAATTCGTAAAATGCTAGGGCAATACAACTATCCCTACGGCATTGTGCGTGAATTATTCAAGGCAAAGGAAAACCTGCGCGAATATCCTTTGTTTAGAGAGATTTATCAATGAACTGGCGAGCCATTTGTTCAATGGCATAGATACCTTGAATTTTGCCGGTAAACACTGAAAGCAAGTTGTCTTCTGTTTTAAAGACTGGCGTGCGATTAGCAGTTTTGTTTTTAGTTTTAGCTTTAGTTGATGTGCAAGTAAATTCAAACTTAAGAAAGTCGTCAAAGGCTGGCCAGTATTGTTTTGCATGTTGCTCCATTGCGCCACGATGAGGCTTTAGTTCTTCCCAAGACCAATGATGATTTGGAAAATTAGCATTTTGAGAAAGAACACCATGCACGACATGACTCAAGGAATAAAGAGAAGGCGAATAGGGATAGATGGAGAATAAAGGGCCATCGATGTAAGTGAGGGCTTCAAAAGGCAAGTCTTGTTTTGGAGCGTAGACGGCCATCATCGTGTGCTCAAAAAAACAATCCTCTGCTGGTTTCAGCAACGCATTATTGGTGCAATCAAAAACAAAGTCATAGTCGCGTTTTAGCAATGAAAGGTCTGTTGCATTGATTTGTTCATAAACAGTAATTGGTTCTAGGAGACAGTCAAAATATTTACCGGCCTTGATTGAGCTAATAAACTTTTCTTGCGTGTCGAGGACTAGGGAAGTGTTCAGGAGGGAATGGTCTTCAATTTCCTTATGAGGCCAATCTTTGAAGATTAAGGATAAAGTTTCTGCATCAAGAACGCTTTCTTTCTCGGACACCGCATAGAGGTTACGACGTACATCTTGCACGACGTGGCCATAGTCTGCAATGAAACGATGGAAAGTGGACTGACAAAGGCGCCGTGTGGCGCCGTCTCTGGCGTAGTGATAACCATAATGCAAACGATTTTGATTGATCAGCGAGGCTTCGCTAATTAACCATTCATTTTTTTCATAGAGCGTTACCTTGGCCTCGTTCATAAACGAGGCCGCTAGATGGCAGCCAGTCCAGCCACCGCCAATAATTGCAATGGAAACCATTAGATGTCAATGCAAAGAACTGGCTGAACGCCCTGCCAATTGCTTTTGGCCTTATACAGGTCTAGTTGTGGGAAGTATTCAATGCGCCGAGGATGGCCTGTACCATAAAAGTCAGCGTGGCCTTGGTAATTCCATTCATCAGGGCCATGCAGTTCGGGATGGTACACATGCGTGGGCACATCGCCAAGTTTCCAAAGCATGTAGTCTTCATTGGGCACTCCCCATTGCTTCCATTTCTGCAGGCCCTCACGAGACAAGTCGAAATTCTTGATAGCCGTGAGACGATCTTTGTGTTGCATGAGGTAGGCCATTTGATAAAGGCCGATGCTCATGGATGGCGTTCCTTTCATCGCCACCTTCTGAGGGGCATCGATGGGAAACCGTCTTACCAAAGCGTTAAAACGCTCGCCCACCAAACAGGTGTCATGCAAGAGGAACCAATAGTCACTCCATAGTTGCCGCTCAACAATTTCAATAAGGGGCGTATATTCAAAAGAATTTTGCTTAACCAGCAGCATCTCTACGTTTTCGTAGCTGCTAGCGGCTTCCGCTTCCCATCCACCATTGACGATAAGGATTTCTTCGGGCTTGACGCCCCAGCGAAGCATGCTGCCAATAATTACTGGAATTGTGTGCGGCGCAAAGGCTTTGCAAGTGCCAATGCAAAATTTGATTTGCGCGTCCATTGACCAGTATTTATTGCTGCGCCCACAGTATAAACGCGGCTTATGATACGGGAGATTTATTTTTCGTTATGGCGAAAATCCTGTACTGTGGCGATGCAAACGTTCAAACTGGCTTCGGACGTGTAGCTGAAAATTTATTGCCGCATCTAGCGAAAGAGCATGATCTTCATATTTTGGCCGTGAACTGGTGGGGTGACGACCCGAGGCCTTCTTACGGCAAATGGTATCCGGCTGGCATTCATGGCTCTGATCCTTTTGGATCTCATCGCATTGCAGCTTTGGTTCAAGATATTCAGCCCGATCTGGTGTGGGTGACCAATGATTTTTGGATTGGCATTCAGTTATGGGAAGCAATTAAGCCATTACAAGAGAAGATCAAATTTAAATTTTATTGCTATACGCCTATTGATTCTTACGGGATTTTTAGGGAAGTAATGCCTCCTGTAATGGAATGGGACGGTATTGGCACTTATACAAAATTTGCAGCTATTGAGCTTGAAAAAGCTGGCTACACCAAGCACGTAGACATTGTTCCCCATGGCATTGACAGGGAAATGTTTTTCCCTTTGGACAAGATGGAATGTCGGCGTGAACTTGGCGTGCCGGAAGATAGTTTTATTGTCTTTAATGGAAACCGTAATCAGCCGCGCAAGCGCATTGATTTGACCATCAAAGGGTTTATCAAATTCGCGAAGGATAAGCCCGATGCGCGTCTTTGGCTGAATATGGGCACAAAGGATATGGGGTGGGACTTGGTGCCTCTGTTTAAGCGCGTGGCGGCAGAAGAGGGCTATGATCCCACTGGAAAGCTCATCCTTACAAGTAAAGATTTTTCAACTAGCAACTGTCTGCCTGTTGACAAACTGAACAAGGTTTATTCTGCATGCGACATTGGCGTCAATACTTGCATTGGCGAAGGATGGGGGCTCGTCAATTTTGAACATGCGGCTACTCGCGTGGCTCAATTAGTTCCAGACCATACAAGCCTTAAGGAAATTTTTGATGAAATTCCTCGCATCGAATGCGTGGGAAGTGAAACTGATCGCAACTATGGTCTGGAGAGGCCATTGCCATGCCCCGAAAGCATGGCTGAGCTTTTAACTGGCTACTACGAAGATCGGGATTATCTTAACAAAATTGCCAATTGGTGCTATCAACGCGCCTGTTGTCAAGATTTTGAATGGCCCGTTATTGGCCAGACAATGCTTGAAATTGTTGAGCGACTTCTTTCCACTAATAAAGAAGAACAAGAATTTAAAGGTTTTGGTACTCCCGCAAAGATTGATTGATCATGCAAGTTTCACAAATCTTTCTTACTACCAATCCAGAGGAAAAGCTTAGTCCTTTTCTGGAATATGCCACTGGTACTATTGATAATATCTTCCCGCAAGCGGAGCATGTTATTTATAACAACGAAAGTCTCCGTGCTTTTATTGCTGAGCACTATGGCAAGGAAGTGGTATGGGCTTACGACAGTCTGAA